ATACAAGCAGCTGGAAAAAGAATGCTTTGCGGAGCTTGCAGGTTCGGAAATTTCGGCAGTAAATGTGCTGACAAAAATGCTGCGTTTGTCGCAGATGACAGGCGGTTATCTCACAGACGATGCCGGAAGTATCACTTCTGTCAGCACAGCAAAACTGGATGCTCTGTCCGATATTCTGGACACCATGCTTGCAGAAGAAAAAAAGCTGGTCATTCTGGCAAGGTTTGTCCCAGAACTGGACGGCATTCAGGAACTGCTGAAACGAAAACAGATTGGCTATGCGTCTGTGCGTGGCGGTGTTTCTAACCGTGCCGAAGAAATCCGGAGATTTCAGGAAGATGCAGACTGCTGTGTATTTGTTGGGCAGATCGCAGCGGCAGGTCTGGGCATCACACTTACCGCAGCATCCACCATGGTGTTCTACAGTCTGGACTATTCCATGTCTAACTTTGAACAGGCAAAAGCAAGAATCCATCGAGTTTCTCAGACAGAAAACTGTCTGTATATTTATCTGACTGCAAAACATACAGTCGATACAAAAATCCTTCGTGCTTTGCGGGACAAGGCAGATCTGGCGAAAATGCTGGTGGATGATTACCGAAACGGCAGCAATCCATTTCAGGAAGGAGTTTGGAATGCAAACACAGAACATGTATGAACTTGCGGAGCATCTGAAACAACTCCGTGAGGAAAAGAAGAATGCAGAACAGCGATTGAAAGAAATTAACGCTGAAATTGAACAGGCAGATTATCAGCTTTCTATGCTGATGGCAGAAACAGAAACACAGAATTTCACGCGTGCCGGAACGACGTTTGCTCTGACCACCAAAATTCGTGCTTCTGCTGTGGCAGGACGCAAAGAAGAACTGTATGCAGCCTTGAAAGAAAACGGCTGCGGAGATCTGGTCTATGAAACTGTCAATGCCAATAGTCTGTCTGCTTTTGTCAAAGAGCAGATCGCAGAAAATCAGGATACTGTACCAGAGTGGCTGAGCGGTCTTGTCCATGTCTATGAGCAGACCTCTGTATCTGTTCGTCAATCTGCAAAATGAAAGGATGAAATCAATGAAAAATGAAATGATGGAAACCAGCCAAACGGGCTTCCTTGCTCTGCAGGACTTTGATCTTGCCGATGTGATGTGTGCAGAAATGGACGGCTTGTCTGCTGCATTTGAACGAGTTAAGATACCATCCGGCGGCGGTGTGATGTTTGAAATTCCCGGTGAGAATCCAGAGGAACCGGACACGGTAAAAACATTTTCAGCTGTGATCCTCTATCAGCATTCTTTGAATGCCTACTACCAAAGCGAATATCAGGGCGGCTCCAATCCGCCTGACTGCGGCAGCTTTGACGGGCACCACGGGGAAGGAAATCCCGGCGGCAGCTGTGATTCCTGCCCGCTGAATCAGTATGGATCCGGAAAGAACGGTGCAAAAGCCTGCAAGAATCGCCGTCGTCTGTATCTGCTTCGGGAGGGCGATATTTTTCCGGTAATTCTGTCTCTGCCTACCGGTTCTCTGAAGTCCTTTACTCGTTATCTGATGCGTGTGATTCCCAAATACAAGAATTCCAATGCTGTGGTAACAAAATTTACACTGAAAAAAGCAGTCAGCAGCACAGGCATGAGCTATTCTCAGGCACAGTTTGCTGTAGAACGGGTGTTGTCACCGGAAGAATATCCACTGATCGCAGCTATGACAGAACAGGTCAAGGCACTTAGTAAAAATGTGGGCTATGATACAGAAGATGCACTGCGTGTGGACCCGGAAACCGGCGAAGTCATGGAGCCGCTGAATTGAGGAGAATGCTATGGAGAATTACAGATGTGTCACTTCGGTGCAGGAAATTCAGCAGTATATCGGCGATGCAGCAGTTGTGGCTTTTGACTATGAAACTGCACCGGATGAGCCTTACCGCATCGAAGAAAAGGCAGCTCTGGATCCGCAGAAAAACCATATGACCGGATGCAGTTTTTCTGTCAAAGAGTATACCGGAATATATGTCCCAGTGGCTCACAGAGTAGGAGAAAATATCGAACTGACATCTTTTTTGCAATTTCTGCGAACTTTTCTCACGGACAAGTGCATCGTTAAAGTTGCTCACAATATTGCCTTTGAATCTGCAATATCCTATCATCAGAATATCGTGATCCAGCCGCCGGTGTATGATACCATTTGTGCAGCACAAATGACCTTGAAAAGCAACTACGCATTTCGCAAACTTGCTGACAGCGGTCTGAAAAAACTGGCGGAAGAACTGTGCCATGAATCGCTGCCCACTTTTTCGGATGTTACAAACGGCAGACACTTTGACGAACTGGATGCACAGGATGCAGAAACAATACGCTATGGCTGTGCGGACTCTGATTTTGCCTTGCGGCTGTATCATATTTTCAACAGCTGGTTTGACCGTTTTCTGCCGAAACATCGGTACCTTGTGGAAGAAATCGAATCACCTGCAGCGGTGTACTTAGGGCTGATGAAATACAACGGCGTGCCTGTGAATGCAGATTTGATGAAAGTGCGTCAGCAGGAGTCAAGACAGCAAATGGAGCGTATCCGCAATGAAATTGCAATGTGCATTGGCGATGTTCCGATTGGTGCAAACTGCAGCACTAAAGCTTTCAAGGAGTATCTGTATCAGACTTTACAGCTGCCTGTTATGAAAGTCACAGCATCCAACAAAGAAGCAGCAGATGATGCGTCTATGATCTTGCTGAAGGAGTGGTGCGATGCCAACCGTCCGGAACTTTCTCCTTTGTTCACACTGGTACAGGAATACCGGAAATGGAGCAAGATCAAGTCCACCTACATTGACGGCTATCTGAAATTCCGAAACGCTGCAACGGGCAGGATCCATCCGGATTTCTTTGCATTGTCCACCGAAACAGGCCGCATGAATTGCCGCAATCCCAATTTACAGAACTGTCCCAGAAAAAGCAGCGATCCCATCGGTGTCCGCAATTTTATTCAGGCTCCGGAAAATCATCTGATCTTGTCTCTCGATTTTTCGCAAATCGAACTGCGTGTGGGAGCATTCTACTGCCGGGACAAGACGATGATGGAAACCTATCAGAACGGCGGGGATATTCATGCGGCAACCACTGCCGTCATTTTTGGCTGTACCTATGCAGAAGCACAAAACAAGCATCGACCGGAATACAAGGAACAGCGTACCATCGCCAAGAACGTGAACTTTGGCACATTTTACGGGCTATTTCCAAAGGGACTGCAGAGCACATTGAAGTTCAAGGCAGGCGTAGAGAAATCTATACCGGAATGTGAAGAAATCATTCGCAATCTGAAGGCTGGCTATCCGGCTTTGACGGGCTGGCAGAATGAAACAAAGATGACCGCAAAGCAGAAACTGTATACAGAAACCTGGCTGGGACGCAGAAGGTATCTTCCCAATATTCGCAGCGACAACTGGGGACTGCAGTCCTTTGCGGAACGATGTGCCTTGAATACCCCGATTCAGGGAACGGCTGCGGATATTCTGAAGCTGGCAATTGTCCGTATTTTAGAAGGACTGCCGTCACGCCCATGGCTGAGACCGATCCTGCAGATTCACGATGAACTGACGTTTCTCATTCCGAAAGACAGATTGCAGGAAGCAGTGGCTTTTGTGAAAGGCTGTATGGAACAGCAGCCGTTTCCGGAGTTTGATCTGCCCCTTGTGGCAGAAGCATCTGCCGGAGAAAGCTTCGGCAATTTAGAGGAACTGGAGGAATGAACTTGACAGAAACACACAACAAGGAAGGATACTTCTCGCCGACCGAATTTGAAGCAATGAAAAGAATAGAGAGCGAGGAGAAAAAAGCACGGAGACTGGCGGCATTCCGACCGCTTGTATATATCTGCTCTCCCTATCATGGCAACACCAATGAAAACATTGAAAATGCCCGGAAATACAGTCGTTTTGCGGTAGTACATCACAGTATTCCCATTGCACCGCATTTGCTCTTTCCGCAGTTTCTGGACGATACCCTAGGGGAAGAACGGCAAACTGCAATGTTCATGAATCATGTGCTTCTGACAAAATGTGTCCAGCTGTGGGTATTCGGCAGCAGCATTTCTGAGGGTATGGAACAGGAAATACGATGGGCAAAACGCAGGCATATGCCGATTCGATATTTCACAGAAGAGATGGAGGAAGTTGTATGAACATATCGGCACAGGACGTGATCAATGCGATCTTTCATCCGGATGATACCGTATGTCTGCGTATTTTTGATGATCGGAAAGAAGGCATCTTTACCGGTGCCAAAATGTCCGTGGAGGCAGGAAAATTCTTTGCAGTAGAGTCCACGCTGAAAGAACATAACCAGAAAAATCATGGCATCTTTTTTGTGGTGAACTCCGGCGGTCAGACCGATGACAGCATCACCCGCATCAATGCACAGTTTGTGGAGATGGACGATAAAACTTTCGAGGAACAGCAGGCACTCATCGATGCGTTTCCGCTGCCGCCGTCTATGGTTATCAGAACAAGAAAATCCCTGCATACATACTGGTTTGTCAAAGAGGCAAAGGTGTCATTGTTTCGTCCCATTCAAAAGGCACTGGTGCAGCATTTCGGCGGAGATCCTGCCTGTGTCAACGAAAGCCGTGTCATGCGTCTGCCGGGATTCTATCACTGCAAGAAAGAACCGGTCTTGGTAGAGTGCATCTCGTTTCATCCGGAACGAAGATACACACAGGAACAGCTGATAGAAAGACTGCCTGTTTCGCAAGAAGCAGAAGAACAACCAAAAGTACCGCTGCATGGAGAACAGAAAGGGATCGGCATTGTAGAAGCAGAATGCGATTTTATCAAGTACTGCCGGGACAATGCAGCTGCACTTTCTGAACATGACTGGTATGCGATGATCTCCAATTTAAGTGTGTTTGAAGGCGGTGCAGCGGTTATACATCAATACTCCAAGCCGTATCCGAAGTATTCTTTTGAAGAAACGCAGAATAAGATCCAGCATTTTCTTCGCAGCGGAACAAAACCTATGACCTGCCGCACCATTGCAGAGAAAGGCTTTTCCTGCTCAAAGCTGCGAAGTGGACAGTGCAGCTGTAAATCTCCTGCGGCTCTGTGTTTTCAGCCGCTTTCCATTGATGGCATTCGGGCACTGCTGCTGCAGCAAAAGGTGCAAAATGCCGTGGTGGAAGATTTGCAGACTGCACGAAACTTTGTGTCGGAATATCTTTACAATGTGGACAGCGTGACTGCCGAATCGATGATCCATTACGATTTAAAGCAGCATTTCGGTTTCAAAAATGCAGATGTCAAGCCGCTGCTTGCTCTGCAAAAAGAACTGTACAAAGCATTTCAAAACAAATCCGAAACACGGAAGCATCGTTCCGGCATGGAAATTCCCGACTGGTATGAAATGACAGAACGGGGTCCGAAGTTTCTGCCCGGTGTGCTTGCAGAATATATGACACAGAATGCCCCTGTGTTTTATTCCGCAGAGCAGTATTATTGCTATGAAAATGGCGTTTATCATAGCATTACGGAACTGACAGCAAGAAATATGGTACGGGATAAAATGCTGACCAGATACACAAAGCTGTCTCAGATCAATGATACCGAAGGACAATGGAAGATGCAGGTGCAGAAGGATATTCGGGAACTCAATCCCAATCCCTATCTCATCAATGTGCGAAATGGACTGTACAATGTGCTGGACGAAACCTTATCGGAACACACCGCAAAGTATCTGTCTACGGTACAGCTGAATGTGCGATATATGTCCGGTGCAAAGTGTCCCAGATTTCTGCAGTTTCTGCATGAATCCGTGGAGGAGGATCAGGTGACGCTGATTCAGGAGATGCTGGGCTACTTTCTCATTCCGGTCAATCATGCCCAGAAGTGCTTTATCATTGTGGGAAAAGGCGGTGCCGGGAAGTCTGTGCTGCTACGGGTGCTGAATGAACTTCTGCTGGGAAAAGAAAATGTGTCCAATGTAGCATGGCAGGCATTGAATGATCGATTCAAGACCGCAGAACTTTTTGGCAAGTGGGCGAATATCTGTGCAGAGCTGCCCACAAAGGGCATTGAAGACAACGGCATTTTCAAGGCGTTGGTCGGAGAGGATTATCTGACTGTGGAAAAGAAAAACAAAAATCCCTTTTCTTTTCAGCCCTATGCGAGGCTGCTCTTTTCCTGCAACAGCATTCCGAAGAACTATGGGGACAAATCGGAGGGCTTTTACCGCCGTCTGATCATTGTCCGGTTCAGTCATTCTGTGCCGGAGGAACGACGAGATCCGGAACTTCTGGAGAAGTTCCGCTGTGAAGCAGATGGGATCTTTCAATTTGCCTTAGAAGGACTGCGGCGGCTGATGCAGAATCATTTTCATTTTTCAGAAACAAAGGCAAATGCACAGGAACTTCAGAAATACCGGGAGGACAGCAACAGTGTGCTGGCGTTTGTTCGGGACTGCTGTACTTTGCAAATGGATGCAGAAGTGGGAAGAATGGAGTTCTTTGCACGGTATAAAGCATACTGTGACAGCTGCGGCATGGCTCCATACAGTCAGCAGAATTTCAACAACGAACTGGAAGCAAATTTTCCCACGGTCGTGAAAGCAGCAGACAGAACCGGAAAACGGAGAACGTGGAGAGGCATCGGCTTTTCAGAAAGCCATGTGTAGCTTGCCAGGGGAGAGGTCTGCACAGCTTTCTGACAGGGTTTACAGGCTTTGCAGGGAATTCCCGTAATCTTTTATATATTTCCTATTTTATATCCCCATATATTTTCTCATTTTTTATGAGTATAATAGAAATTTCCCTGTAAAATCAGTAAAGAGGTAAGAGGTGAGCAGTTTGAAAGAAGCGGATATCGTAAGGGCGATTTTGAGGTATCTGAAAACCGTGCCGAATTGTTTTTGCTGGAAGGAGCATGGCGGGATGTATGGAACGGCAGGAATCCCCGATGTGATCGCCTGCATTGGCGGCAGGTTCTTTGCCTTTGAAGTAAAAACGGAGGAAGGGAAAGCAACTGCTTTGCAGGAATCGGTTCTTCGCAAAATACAAAAATGCGGCGGAAACGCTGCCATCGTCCGTTCTGTGGAGGAGGTAAAAAGAATGCTGGAGGAGATCACGGCATGACAGCAAAAGAATACATGAAACAGGCACAAAGACTTCTTAGAAGGATTGACCGAAAACAAAAGGAAGCAGATGCTCTTCGTCAGAAACTTTCTTTTCCCAAATCACCTGCCTATTCTGATTTGCCCAAACCCGTATCGCCGGAATCTCACGCCGTGGAAAGCGGCGTTTCTCAGATCTTATCCTTGGAGGAAGAAGTAAAGACTGCAAAAAAGGAACTGGAAGCTCTGAAAGCAGTTTTTGATACTGCGATAAAAGCCGTCACAGATACGGAGCATCATGATATTCTGGCAAAGCGTTATCTGGAATTCAAGGACTGGAATCAGATCGCAGAAGAAATGGGATACAGTAAACCTTCCTGTTATCGTTTGCACCGGGAAGCCTTGGCAGGGATGAAAAGTTGATAGTTCATGATAGTTCATAACACTTGATGATAGTTCGCATATGTGGTATACTGTAAAGTAGGAAAACAGAAAAAAGCAAAACAGCCTTTGCGGAAGAAATTCTGCGAGGGCTGTTTTTCGTGTCCATAAAGGAGAATCGATATGCTTGCAAAAGAAGTTTTAAGAAACAGTATGGATCTAAACAGACGCATCAAGGAACAGAGTGTGATTTATCAGGATTGGAAAGCTATGGCGATGGAAATCGATGAAGATGAAATACATGAGATCGTGGAGGCAGCTTGGGACGATCTGATTGCATCGATTCGGTTGAAACGGGAACTAGAAGAACTTATCATGGCAAATCACAATGCCGACCAGCGTGAGATCCTTCGTTTGCGGTATCTTTACGCTGCAACATGGGATGCCATTGCAGATGAACTGAATGACAGCGTTGCCTGGGTGAAGGAACAATACCAAAAAGCATTGAAAAAACTCTCTGCAGAAACAGAAGATAGTTGCAAAGGCTGTGACTGCTGTGCCGAAGAAATGTAAGAAACCCTGCAAGCATCCCGGCTGTCCGAAACTGACCGAAGGTGCGTACTGCGACGAACACAAGCCCTTGCACCCAGACCGACCGTCTGCCGCCAAGCGTGGATACGGCAGCAGGTGGCAGAGACTCAGCAAAGCGTATCTCCACCGGCATCCTTTGTGTGTGCGGTGCAAAGCACAGGGACGGTTCACGGCAGCGACCGTGGTCGACCATATCATTCCTCACCGTGGTGATCCGCACTTGATGTGGGATGAAAGCAACTGGCAGGCGTTATGCAAGTCCTGCCACGACCGCAAGACATGGACGGAAGACCGAAATCCCGTCTATCGGTATTGATTGTGTCAGAAATGCTGCCGGTGGGGGGATAAAAATCGCTAATTGTGAATTTTTTACAGACCGGCGTTCCCTCTCACGCACAAAAACCAAGGTTCAAACGGGGGATTAACCCCGAAAATATGCAAACAAGCCGAAACTTACGCAGTTTCGGCTATTTTTCTCTCAAAAGGCAGGTGAAATCAGATGGCAAAGGACGGTACAAGAAGAGGCGGCAGACGAGTTCGTGCAGGCGATAAGCCGAAAGCCCTCTCCGACAAAATTGCAGAGGGCAAGGATGCAGATATTATGGAGTTTCATGCTCCGGAATTGGACGCAGCTGATCTGGACGATGCCGCTGATTTGACCGGTGCGGATATGCCAAGCCCCAGTGCATACTTGTCTGCCCAGCAGAAGAACGGGAAACCACTGGGAGCAGACATCGTGTACAAAGAAACGTGGCTCTGGCTGAAACAGCGTGGCTGTGAAAAGCACGTCAACAAACGGCTGCTGGAAAGCTACTCACAGGCATTCGCCCGATTTGTACAGTGTGAAGAAGCCCTCAGTACCTATGGACTGCTAGGAAAGCACCCGACCACGGGCGGCGTTATTGCTTCCCCGTTTGTGCAGATGAGCCAGACATTTCAGAAACAGGCAAACTTGCTCTGGTATGAGATTTTCGATATTGTGAAACAGAACTGCACGACCAAATTTGACGGTACACCGCAGGACGATTTGATGGAACAGCTTCTGAGCAGCAGAAAGTGAGGCAGTATGAAAGAAGATACTCAATTCTGGCGAGATCTGAAAGCCAATCGCCAGAAGATGACCAAGCAGCAATACCGCACAATAAAAGGGTGCGGGTTGCCAGTGGCAACCTCTCGCAAAGCGAGAAGCACCGACCGAGGCGACAGCCGAGACCAGGCGGTCAGCGGAAAAGTACTGGATGCCAGAAAAGGCTTACAGAAAGTTTTGAAGCGGAGGAATGGAGCATGACCACAACCAAAGAATTTCAGCTTGTTGACATCAACAAGTTAGTACCCTATGCAAACAACGCCAGAACACACAACAAGGAACAGATTCTGAAACTTCGCTCCTCTCTGCGTGAGTTTGGTTTTGTGAATCCGGTCATTATCGACCGGGAATACAATGTGCTGGCTGGACATGGACGCATTATGGCGGCAAAGGAAGAAGGTATTGCAGAAGTACCCTGTGTGTATGCCGACCATCTGACGGAAGCACAGAAGAAGGCATATATCCTTGCTGACAACCGTATGGCATTGGATGCTGGCTGGGACGAAGAACTGCTGTCCGTTGAAATGCAGGAATTGCAGGAGCTTGGATTCGACCTTTCCATGACCGGATTTGATGAAAAGGAACTGACAGACCTGCTGGATGTAGATGCAAGCAGCGAAGCAAAAGAGGATGATTTCGATCTGTCCGCCGCCTTAGAAAAAGCAGCTTTTGTCCAGCATGGCGATATTTGGACAGTTGGCAGACACAAGCTGATGTGCGGTGATGCAACATCGGCGGAAGATGTATCTGCTCTCATGGGTGACACCAAGGCAAATCTCATTCTGACTGATCCGCCCTATGGCGTTTCGTTTAAGAGTGCCAGCGGTTTGACCATACAGAATGACAGCATGAAGAACGAGGAGTTTTATACATTTCTGCTGTCCTCCTTTCAGCGAATGGCGGAGCATCTAGAAAAAGGCGGTTCTGCCTATGTATTCCATGCAGACACCGAAGGGCTGAATTTCAGAAAAGCTTTCATTGATGCCGGATTTCATCTTGCAGGCTGCTGCATTTGGGTGAAAGACAGTCTGGTACTTGGACGTTCGGATTATCAGTGGCAGCACGAACCTGTACTGTATGGCTTTATGCAGAATGGCAAGCATCACTGGTATTCCGACCGCAAGCAGACGACCATCTGGCATTTCGACAAGCCGAAACGAAATGCCAATCACCCCACCTCCAAACCGCTGGACTTGCTTGGCTATCCCATCGGCAATTCCACGCAGGAAAATGGCGTGGTAATGGACACCTTTGGCGGCAGCGGTTCTACTTTGATGGCTTGCGAACAAATGAATCGCATCTGTTACACCATGGAATTGGATGAAAAATATGCCTCGGTAATTCTTCGCCGGTATGTGGAAGATACGGGAAATGCCGATAGTGTGTATGTTATCCGTGACGGGAAGCAGATCGCATACTCTGAACTGGTGAAAGAGGTGGAAAAGCCTGATGAATAAACCGCTCACCCTTGGCAGTCTCTTTGACGGCAGCGGCGGTTTTCCGCTTGCTGGACTGCTAGCAGGCATTGTGCCTGTCTGGTCTTCTGAAATCGAACCGTTCGCCATTCGTGTGACAGAAAAACGGCTGCCGCAGGTGCAACACTTCGGCAATATCAGCGGACTGCATGGTGCAAAGCTGCCGCCTGTGGACATCATCACCTTTGGAAGTCCATGCCAGGATATGAGCATCGCCGGAAAAAGAACCGGTCTGAACGGCAGCCGTTCTTCTCTGTTTCACGAAGCGATCCGTATCATCCGAGAAATGAGGTGTGCAAGCAATGGCAAATATCCAAGATACATCGTCTGGGAAAACGTCCCCGGAGCATTTTCTTCCAACGGCGGAGAAGATTTCCGCTGTGTCCTCGAAGCCATCTGTTCGGTCAAAGACAGCAGCATTTCAATTCCTCGACCTACGGGAAAATGGACAAAAGCTGGAGAGATTCTGGCAGAATCCTATTCCCTCGCATGGAGAGTTCTTGATGCACAATACTGGGGAGTGCCCCAGCGAAGAAAACGGATCTTTCTTGTCGCAGATTTTGACGGAGCAAGTGCCGGAAAAATACTATTTGAGTCCGAAGGCTTGTCAGGGTATTCTGCGGAGAGCCTTCGTGCGTGGCAAAGAACTGCCGGAAGTGCTGCGGACGGCTTTGGAACGGCAGGCTTGTGCTTGTGTGACCAGGGCGGAGAACGCATAGACATTCTGAAAGAACGCACTGCCACCCTTCGTGCAGAAGCCCATCATCCGCCTTGTGTACTGGAAAATCATCCTGCTGACAGCCGGCTTCAGATCTCTGAGAACGGAAAAGTACAGACACTGACTTCCAGATGCGGAACCGGCGGCGGAAATGTTCCGCTGTTGATGGATACACCGAAAACACTGAAGATTCGCTGCGGAAAAGCCGGCGGTGGAAAAGGCAGTCTGATACAGGAAAACAAATCTGCTACGCTGTCCTGCAACAATGACCAGACTGTATTTCAGCCGAAAGCATACGGCATCAGTTCCTTTTCCAGTAATGCCATGCTTTCCGGTAATCCGCACAGTGGCATTTATGAGGCAGACACTGCCCGTACTTTGGACACCAGCGACCAGTCACCAGCAAAAAACCAAGGCGGCATTGCTGTGCTGGAAAGTTATACTTTGCAGGGTTCAATGATCGGTCGGTCTGACCAAAACGGACCGCAGGGCGGCGGTGTCAACAAAGAGGTCGCTTTCACTTTGAATGCTACCGACCATCATGCAGTGTATGCTGCTTCTACGGGAAATTTCAGCAGTGCATTTCGGGAAACGACCCCTACACTGCTGGCACGGGACCACAAAGACCCCAGCATCGTTTCCAGCGGTTATGCGGTTCGCAGACTGACACCGCAGGAATGTGCAAGACTGCAGGGATTTCCGGATCAGTGGTGCAGTGACCTGGCATCGGAAAATCCCACAGAAGAAGAGATCGACCGATGGGCAGCTATTTTTGAAGAATACCAAAAAGCGGTAAAACCGGAGAGTCGTCCCAAAAGCCGAAAGATGGTACAGAAATGGTTGCAAGATCCATATCGTGATGCAGCAGAGTACCGCCTTTGGGGGAATGGCATCTGTCTGAATGTAGCTGTTTTTGTGCTCGCCGGAATCGTCTGGGCAGATTTGTGATCTGTTACAAATGACAGCCGAAACATTCTACAAATCTCACAGTTGCTATCTGTGGGAAAAAGAGTTAACATATGTACTGCCGAAAGGCAAATCACCGAAAATCGGGAGGAAAACATATGATAATTGCATTTGGATTGACTGGAAATGAACGAAAGAAACTGGCATGGGCGATAGCCACGATCATTGGAACAACGGCAGAATATCAGTATATGCCCACCTGTACTTACAAAATCGGGGAATGCTACACCGTTACCAAGTCCGGTGATCTGGAAATCAGCGACCAAGCCGACCGTAAGGAAACAGAACGGCTTCTTGCCGAACTGGAGAATCAGGGCTATACTGTTCCGGACACAACAGAACCGGAATCCACAAAATTGACGGTTCAGATGCCTGCGGACTTTTTCAATGAACATACGCTGGGTAATCTTCAGCAGATCTGCGAAAACAAAGCCACACTCTTCAAGGCGGCTTTTCAGACGGATACGCTCGACATGATTTCATCTGATGAAAAGGTGGAATTTCCATGGTTCAAAGTAGAGCAAGACGGTGATGCAGATGCCTACTGTACGTTCATCTCCATGCTCTGCGAATTTGCAAAGAATCAAGGACGCATCAACCGCAAGCCGGACACCTCCGACAATCCCAAGTACACCATGCGGTGTTTCCTGATTCGTCTGGGAATGGTGGGTGCAGAATTCAAGGCAGCAAGAAAAGTCATTCTTCGGAATCTGTCCGGCAATTCCGCATTCAGAAAGGTTGGTGATACTGATGCAGTTTCCGAGTGAATCATATCTGGAACAGCTGCGAAAAAAGTACCCTGTCGGAACGAAATTACAGCTGCTTTCTATGCGGAATGAAAAATATCCGGTTCTTCCCGGAACAGTCGGCGAGGTCACGCATATTGACGATGCGGGTTCTATTCATATGCGGTGGGAAAACGGTTCTTCCCTTGCTCTGATTCCCGAAATCGACAGTTTCCAGACCGTATCCGAGGCGAAAAAATAAGGCGGCACCTCCTCCATTGTACGGTATGTTACCATACAATCGCAAGAATTGCAAGCGTGTATTCTACACAATCTTTTGACCTCTTTTTCTGTAGATTTAGCCGCTTGCTATCTCCTCCGTTTAGAGTTAATATGGTTACAACAAAAGTGAAAAAGCCCGAAACTACGGAGGAAAACATTATGAATGCTAAAACAGAAAGACAGATTGAAAACCTGAAAAAGCAGACCATTGGCGTGGAGATTGAGATGAACCACATCACCAGAGAACGAGCTGCCAGACTTGCCGCCGACCATTTCGGCACAGGCAGATACGAATACACCGCCAGCCGAAACGGCTACAGCACTTGGTCGGCTTGGGATGCACAGGGCAGAGAATGGAAATTCCAGAAAGACGTCAGCATTGCAGGATGCGATGCCGAAAAGTGCGAACTGGTCACGCCGATTCTGAAATACGAGGACATTGAAACCTTGCAGGAACTGGTACGCAAACTCAGAAAAGCTGGTGCAATCAGCCATGCAGGCATCGGAGCCGGAGTACACATTCACATTGGAGCAAACGGACACACACCGCAAACCCTGCGAAATCTCGCCAACCTGATGGCGAGCCATGAACGACTGATTGCAGATGCCCTGAAAATCGACCAAGGCAGAATGAACCGATATTGCAGAACGGTCAATCCCCAATTCATCGAACAGCTGAACCGGAAAAAGCCAACCAACATGGCACAGTTCGCAGACATCTGGTATACGGCAAACGGTGCAAATTACGGCAGAAATCAGCACTACAACGACAGCCGATACCACATGCTGAACTATCACGCAACTTTTACAAAAGGCACAATTGAATTCCGGTTATTTCAATTCGACAAGCCTGCCAACGGCAGGAAAAACGGACTTCATGCCGGACAGCTGAAAAGCTACATACAACTTTGCCTTGCCCTTTCCGAAATGGCAAAGGGACTGCGAACCGCCAGCCCGAAACCACAGCAAACGGAAAACCCGAAATTCGCCATGCGAACATGGCTGATTCGGCTGGGACTGGTCGGCGAGGAGTTCGCCACTGCGAGAAATTTTCTTACCAAGAACCTTGATGGCGATGCTGCTTTCCGGTTCGGCAGATAAAGGGACAGCCTTTTGCTACCAGCTACACCAGACCGCTTCGGCGGTCTTATGGTGGTGAAAGGGTATCCCTTTCAGAAAGGATTTGATTGCATGAAAAAGTTTTACCTTGCCTACGGCAGCAATCTGAACGTGAAACAGATGCAGTTCCGCTGCCCGGATGCCAGAATTGTGGGGACTGCGGAGATCCCAAATTACCAGCTGCTGTTCAAAGGCAGCAAGACCGGCTCCTATCTGACCATCGAGCCCAAACAGGGCTGTACCGTTCCGGCGGCAGTCTGGTCGGTGTCGGAACGAGATGAACTTGCCCTCGACCGCTATGAGGGGTATCCCCATTTCTACTACAAAACGGAACTGGAACTTCCTCTTGCAGAAACCGGAAAAAAGCTGACTGCCTTTGTGTATATCATGCACGAGGAACGGAAACTGGGCATTCCCACTTCTGCCTACATCCGCACCTGTGTGGACGGCTACCGCCAGTTCGGTTTTGACCTGAAACACCTGCGGAAAGCCATGGACATCAGCGAACGGGAGGTGTACCACCATGAAAACGGATAAGCCAGTTTCGGCAGTCTGCCCACTCTGCGGAAAACCCTACTCCGATGTGCCGGCACTTTCCAGAACGGACAACCAAACGCCCATTTGCCCGGACTGCGGTATTCGGCAGGCACTGGAAAGCATCGGCGTTTCCACGGAGGAACGGGAGAAAATCCTGTCTGTAATGCACCGAAAGTTCCCCATGTAACCGCCCTGTTTGCCCTGTGTGGGCTTTCAGAGCGTTTGCCGAAAAACTGCCAAAAGTCAAAATCAGCCCCACACAGGCGAACTGTGCGGGGCTTGGTTGGTGGCTGCAATTTTCCGAGATGCCTTTTCCATTGTATTGTATTTTACCATAGAAAAGCAAGTTTATCCAGTGTCAAATCTACCAAATATACAGCGGAAATATCGCCTTATGTTCTGTACATTTAGCCGCTTGCTATACGCCGAAAGGTATGGTAATATACAGTTACCGAAAGGGAAAACAACCAAAAAAACGGAGGAAAAACACAATGGTAGCATACGGAATCGCAAAGGCAAGAGCAATGGCAAACAGAACGGACTGGAACGAAAGAACCGAAATCACAAAGGCGGTCATCATCTGGTTCGATGCGGACTACGAATACGAACTGGAGATTGAAAACGAGGACAGGATGGACAACGAGGAGTTCACTGCATGGGTTGAGGAAAACGCAGAAAGCCTTGCAAAGGCAGATGCCGAGGAAAACGGAACGACCTTTGAGGAAATCGACAGCATCGACTTTACGGAAAAGGAAATCGATGACGATGCCCTTTTCGATGAGGAGTACGAAAACGCCTGCGAATTTGAATGGGAAAGTATGACGGGAAGATAAACCTTCCTCACTCTTTCCAAACAGCCCCTGATTCAAGGGGGCTGTGGCTCGTATCGAAGAAATATAGTACACAAAATCTGAGCCATATATTTGTGCAGTATATTTTTTCGTTATGACTTGCTATCATTGAATTTGTATGGTAACATGGTTACAATGGGAATGGAATCTCGATTACAAAACTGCCACATGAGGGCATTAAAATAAATGATACAGACTTGCTTTTTGGCAGGTCTTTTTTGTTTGGAGGTGAGAACAATAGCAAGATTTAAACCGACCCATTTTATGGCGGAGGATTCCAAGTATAACAAAAAAGCGGCAGACTATGCCGTCTCTTTTATTGAATGCCTCAGCCACACCAAAGGCACCTGGGCAGGAAAGAAATTTGAACTGCTGGACTGGCAGGAACAGATTATCCGTGACCTGTTTGGAATCTTAAAACCGAACGGCTATCGGCAATTCAATACGGCTTACATTGAGATTCCGAAGAAAAATGGCAAATCAGAACTTGCCGCTGCGGTTGCCCTGCTGCTCACCTGTGGTGATGGCGAAGAACGTGCCGAAGTCTACGGCTGTGCTGCCGACCGACAGCAAGCTGCCATTGTGTTTGATGTAGCGGCGGATATGGTACGGATGTGTCCTGCCCTTTCCAAGCGGGTGAAGATCCTGACCTCACAGAAGCGTATCGTGTACCTCCCGACCAACAGCTTTTATCAGGTGCTTTCGGCAGAAGCCTATTCCAAGCATGGTTTCAACATTCACGGGGTTGTGTTTGATGAACTGCATACGCAGCCGAACCGAAAGCTGTTCGATGTTATGACCAAAGGCTCCGGTGATGCGAGAATGCAGCCTTTATATTTTCTCATCACCACAGCCGGAACGGACACTAACAGCATCTGCTATGAGGTACATCAAAAGGCGAAGGATATTCTGGAAGGCAGAAAGCACGATCCGACTTTCTATCCTGTAATCTATGGTGCAGATGAATCGGAAGATTGGACTGACCCGAAGGTGTGGAAAAAAGCAAATCCATCCCTCGACAAGACAATCGGTATGGATAAGGTGGTGGCTGCGTGTAATTCAGCAAAGGAAACTCCCGGAGAGGAAAATGCTTTCCGACAGCTCCGTTTGAATCAATGGGTAAAACAGGCAGTGCGTTGGATGCCGATGGAGAAGTGGGACAAATGCAAGGTGGCTTTTGATGAAGAGATGCTTGCAGGTCGTATCTGCTACGGTGGGCTTGACCTTTCCAGTACAACAGATATTACAGCTTTTGTTTTGGCATTTCCTCCAACTGAAGACGATGAACATTATTATATTTTGCCCTATTTCTGGTTGCCGGAGGAAACACTGCCCCTCAGAGT